AATCGCCAGCCGCCAGGAATCGACGTGTTGCAGCTCGTCCATGCTCAGCCCGAATTTCGTGTAGGTCCAGTCGCCGGTCAGGAATGCCGTCTTGCCGCTGTTCTCGCTCCCGCCGTATTGCTGCTCCCACTTGGCCCGGACCTTTTCCAGGTCCGCTTCGCTGGCGATTTGTTCCTTGGTCGACATGATCCCGCTGGGGCTGGCGCCGCGCGCCCAGAACTTTTTCATGTAGCCCTGCTTGTCCAGCCAGTCCTGAAAAAGATCCTCCCCGGCCTCGATCTCCCCGATGCCGTAATATTCGTTGTTCGGGTGCGGCTTCCTGAAGTGCATCACTTCCTGAACGTCAAACGGGATCTCGTAGCCGTTGATGTTGTAAATGTAGCCGACCACGCCTTTCTTGGGATTGATCACCAGCCGCATCGCCTTCGGGTTGGCCACGAACAGCGCCTTGGGTTTGTCGCCGGCCAGGTTCGGCTCGTCCTTGATCCAGTAGGCGTTGCCGGTCAGCTTCAGGTGAAACACGGTCTGATAAAGCATCTCCGACAAATTGAAGTATGGGTTTGGCGTCTTGAGCAGATCGTCCAGCTCTGGGACTTGCGCTGGCTTGCCCTTGCCGTCTTTGCCGATCTTCACCAGGTGCCTGGGCGTTTCCATGACTTTGCTGGCGACGCGGTCGCAACATTTCCAGACCACCCAGATGTTGTGCGAGCCGGCCCGCAAGTAGCTCTCGTAATCCCGCAGCTTGGACAGCTCCAGTGTCCCCAGCCAGCCGCCGAACAAAGTCTCGATTGCCGCAAACTTGGTGCGGGTCAGGGTCCGGAGCTTTTTGAACGGGGACAAGAGCTTTTCAAGCATGGCTGGATCGTGTGTCTCACCTTTGCGGAGGGTGAGCAATGCTAATCCCTTGCTTTTGTTCCGGCTGTTGTGTGCTACTGTCGGGCTGGTTAGTCACTTCAGAGTGAACGGTTATTTGCCGATCCCGTCCGTGTGTGCGGACGGGATTTTTTTCTCTTAGGCCATGAACAACCGGCGCCCGCTGGTCAGCGCGGTGTGCGCCCCGCTCGCGGCATCCACCTGGTCGTCATGCTGGCCGCCCGGGAAGCCTTCGGCCTCATCCAGGAACGCGCTGATCCACGGGCCTTTCACCAGAAACACGTTGCCCGCTTCCGCTGCGCTCGATAGCGGCCCGGCCCGCAGCAGCTTATTCGTGTGGTGCGGTATCCCGCGGAAGCTGTAGCCCGTCACGATCCGGCGCGCAAAGTTGTCAATGTCCGCCTTGCCCGAGGCGCCTGGCTCCTGCTCCTTGACGATCTGTGTCCCGGTGGGGTCCAGCGCGGCGCATTGCTTGACGTTGTCCTCTACGCCTTTGGGATTCCATTGGCCGCGCCGAATGTCGCCTATGAAGAATTGGCCTTCCAGTTGGCCCATCTTGCAGCCCGCGGTCCAGTCGGGGTCCTCGCCCTCCTCCGGCTCGGTGGCCGCGCAATCCCAAAACCGCACCCAAATCCGGATCTCGGCTGGGGCCAGGTCCACAATTTTGAACCAGGCAGCCTGGAATATCGTTCCGCCCGCCCGGACTTCCCAGTTGCCGTCCAGGAGTTGCTGGCGCGTGATCGGGTCCAGCTCGCTCAAGCTCTTGATGTATTCCTCCCGGTTCAGGTGCGGGTTGTCCGCCAGCTTGGCCGGAATGAACCGGCGCCCGTTGGCCGGCCCTTCGGTTATCATCCGGCGCTTGACCCACTCGTGGCCGAAGCCGCCTGGGTTGGAACCGCTCCGCATCCGGACCGGCACGTTCATCGTGTCCGGCTTGCGCAGCCGGCTGAACATGTAACGGTAATCGCTCTCGCGGAAATGGGAGAGCTCGTCCCAGCCGATGTATTGGTAGGCCGCGCTCTGGTATTGGTATTTGTCGCCGGTCTTGTCCAGGTATCCGAAGGAAAGAGTTGCCCCGCTGGGAAACTCCCAGGTGTGCTTCTGGGCGATCCATTTGGCGGCGGTGCCTCCGAGCCATGCCTCCGATCGCGGGATCAGACTGTCGCTCTTGTTGAGGTCGGCAAAGGTTTTGCGCAGCAGCAGCGCCGAATAGCCTGGCACGTCCACGAACTGGAGCGCCGCCATCAAGAGCGCGTCGCTTTTGCCCCCTCCTGCTGCTCCTCCGTAGAACGCTTCCCGGTCAACCAGGGATAGGAAGATCGCCTGCTTGGCGGTCGGACGGTGCGGGATGAACGGGTTCTGGGTGACCGTTCGGTCCAAGAACGCCGAACATTTCGCCAGCCACGCGCTGAAGTTCGTTGAAATCAATTGGGGCCTTAACTTTTTGCTCCACCTCGATGGGCCTGCCGTCCAGCCCGCCCACTTCGGTGCGGACCGTCTCGCGGTATTTGCCTGGATGATGCGCCTTCAAAAGGAACATAGCCAGCGTGTCGCTGAACTCCCGGATCTCGTCCACTCTGACCGGCTCGCCGTCGGCGCCCTTCATCCACACGCCACGGCTCACCCCCACGGCGGCCCGGTCCCAGCATTGGGCCTCCAACCGTTCGATCCCTTTGGTCAGCGCCTCGTCCCAGCGGTTGTGGAATGCCTTGCTCCGCTCGCGCTCCTGGTAGACCGTCTTGCGGCTGATGTGGGCGATATCGCAGGCCCGCGCCACGTTGGGCGTCTGGCTCAGCGCCTCGATAAACCGCCCGCGCCAGTCGCCTTTGCCGGCCGCGCTGCTGCTCTGGCGCCCTTTTGGTGTAACCTTTGCCACCGCTGCCTGCTCGGCCTTGGTGGCCTGCTTGATGATGCGTCGTTCGCTGGGTGAGAGCGGTTTGCCCGCGTTGACCTTCTTGATGATGTTGACGACGTCCTTGCGAAAGATCAGCTTCGAGTTTGCTTCATCGATCGTGTCCGCGGGTGCTGCTGGTGGCGGCTCCGGTGGTTTCTTCATGCGAGCATCCTTGTAACCCATCCCCGGTGGAAGTCGAACAATGGCTGGCCTTTATTGGCAGCGCCCATACCTCTGGTATCGCGGGTCTGGTTTGGCGAGCAGCGCTTCTCCGGTTATCCCTCTTTCGATCCGCTTAAAGATGGTATGGCGGTTCACCCCCGTGCGCTCAGCCCACCGGCTCACGCTCTGAGTAATTTCTCCAATGGTGATATTTACGTTGTATCGGGTGTTGTTCTGCTGGGTCTTTCTGTCTGTCCACCGGCAGTTTCCAGGCTCGTAATTTCCCGAGTTGTTTCTTCTGTCCAGTGATGTTCCGCGACCGAGGCTCGGCGCTCCCATGTCGCGCAGGAAGGTGTCAAAATCGTTCCACTGCTTGCAAATCGTTACCCCGCGCCCTCCGTATCGCGTGTAGGCTTCGTCGTTTTCGTTGAGGCAGCGTCGACGCATTTTATACCACGCGAAGTAGGCCTTTTGTCGCTGTGCTCTGGCGGTTGGATTCATGCTGGGAACATCCTCATTACCCATCCCTTATGGAAGCGAAAAAGGGGCTTTGAATTGGACAGCACAAAATTCTCAAAGTTGTTACAGCTCCTCAAATTCGCGCTGGATTCAACCGTGTAGCATTCGTCCCCAAAATCGAACAGGAGCAGCTTGCTGTGGTTGCGGCTCACGGCAATTTTTGCCCCGACCCTGGCGAAGTGTTCGACCGCGTAGTCGTAGGCGCGCGGGTCTTTCTCTGCAAAGAAATTGCTGCAAACCATCGCCAGCTCCCGGATCTCGCGGCGTTCCTTCAGCTCGCACAGGCAGGCTGCGTCGCGCTGGTTGAATCCCAGCGTCGTCACGATCAATTCGGCGGCTGGTCGCTGGGCCAGGTTGATGATCGCCGGCACCAGGTCGATCCCTTTGAAGTGGCTATCCATGATCGCGTGGATCGTCTCGCCCGGACCGGGCAGCCGGTTGAGCAGCTTCACCGCGTTGTTCACCTCGCTGTAGTCGTAGAAAACGCGCTTCTTGGGCTTGTCGCGAAAGGCCAGGTCCTTGGGCAGGTCGACGGTGGCCCAGGCCGGTTTCAAGGCTGGCTTCTCCTCCTCATCCGTCAGAAGTCTGCTGAAGTCCTCCGGCGCCCCCAGGTTGGGAGGGTCCAGCTCAGGACTTTTTGCGCGATGTCCAGGAAGCTTTGGACCATTTCACCCACGGTGGTGGCGTCCTTGTGCTCGCTCGCGGGGAATCGGTTGTAGACCGCCTCGGTCAGCTTCACGTAGGCGCCGCGTGGCTCGTGGCTCACGCCGTTCTTCTTTTGTTCCCTGGTGGCGTGCTCCTTGGCCTCGCTGGCAATTTGCGCGGCCGCTTCGGCGGCTACCTTGTCCGCGTAAAGCCCGCCCCGCGGTTTCTTTGGCTCCGGCCTGGCCAGCGCCGCGGCCTGCTCTTTCTTGGGCAGCCTGGCGATCCGCGCCGCTTTGGGCAGTTTCGTCTTGCCCGCGTGGACCGCGGCTTTCAGGGCGTCGCTGCCTTTCTCCTTCACTTTCTTGGCCCGTTTGACGCTTCCGCGTGAAACATTGAGCAGTTTGGCTGCGGTAACGATGGTCAGGGGATCTTCTGATCCCTTTTTGTCGCCTTTGTTTACGGGCCTTCCTGCCGGTTGTCCTCCCAGCAATTCCGCCGCGATCATCGCCCGTTGGGCGGTGCTCAAATGCCGGCGCAGCAGGTTGAGTGAACTCACCAGCGCAGCGGGGTCGCTGTCGTTCCTGGCGATCTCCTGGTAGCGCGGCTCCACGCCGGCTTTCTCGCAGGCTAAGTATCGGTTGCGCCCGTCAACGATCTGTCCGTTGAGCGTCAGGATGGGAAAGCGCAGCCCGTGAATCGCGATGTCCGCGCTCAAGGCTGCCAGCTCGTTATCCGGTAAAACCGGGAAGGCCCGGCACGAGGCGTGAAACTTCATTTTTGTTTTCTTCATTCGTCCTACTCTGCCCTGCGTCGCTTAGGAGCGGCCCCGTGTTTGGAAGCCGCCCCCCGGCGTGTGAGTGTCCCCTAGCTGGCCGCCTTCAATACTCGGCGCATCAGCGCGGAAAATTCGGTGATCATAAAGTTGCAGGTCACCATCGTTTTGCGGGTGTTCTTTGGCCAGAACTCGTTCATCTCCTGCTCGACTTGCTTGATGAACGCCAGCTTCACCGCGTGGCTGGGCTTGGGGCCGCGCTTTAATCCTTGCGCGACCCGCAGCGGCTTGGCCAGCATCTTTCGCTGCTGCTCCTTGGGCAGCGAGGCGATCCGCTCGGCGGTGGTGATCGGCAGCTTGCCCGCCACCACTCTTTGCTTGAGTTCGGTGATGCCCTTGCGCGCGACCACCTTCGCCCGCTTCACGCTGGGCGTGCTCACGTTCACCAGGCCGGCGGCCTTGTGCGTGGTGAGGTTGCCCTTGCGCCCGGTGCTGACCAGCTCAGCGGCCAGCATCGATCGCTGCGAGGTGTTCAGGTGGCGCCGCGTCAGGTTTAGCGATTTAACCAGGTCCGCGATCGAGTCGCCGTTGACCTTGATCTCCTGGAAGCGCGGCTTGACGCCGGCCCGCTCGCAGGCCAGCAGCCGGTTGCGCCCGTCGACCACCTTGCCCTGGTAGGTCTGGATGGGCAGCTTTAGCCCGTTGATCTTGATGTCCTGCGCCATCTCCTCTAGCTGTTCCTCGGGTAGGATGGGCAGCAGTTGGGCGACGGGGTGGATCTCGTAGGTTTCGATCGTTTTCATTTTGGGATCAGGTTGATGAGCTTCAGCTCTTTAATCGTTTGGTTGGTGGTTCCGGCTCCAATGATGGCGCGACCACCGCACCGTGGGCACCGGGTTTGAAGGCAGCCGCTGATCATGACCCGGCCCTGCCCCCAGCATAAAGGGCAAGGCGCGATCCGCGGCAGATAGACTCCCTGCGTTTTCATTCGTCGTCCTCATGAGTTTCGTCCTCGTCAGTCCAGCGGTCAAACCCTACACGCTCCAGATGCGTATTATCAAGCTGGAATTGTCCGGTGGGCGTTTGCTCTCCATGATGATTCGCTTGCCGGCAATGAACCGGGCGGTCAGGTCCGCCTCGTTCTGAATCCCGCCGCATAAGTTGATCGAGTATTTGAGCCCCTGGACGTGGACCAGGTGCTCCATGATCCGCTCGGAGAGCCAGCGGTCAAGCTGCGTCTTGAGGTGGTGCTGGCAGGTCTTTTTCATTCGTGTTCGTCCCGGTCGTTGCCGATGTCGTGCCTGTCCCGCTCCGCGCAATGCTCGCGCAGCGCCCGCTCGCCGGCTTCCCCGGTCGCCTTGACCACCACGCGCAGGGCAATGCTCAGCCGGTTCAGTCGCATCAAAACCAGCGGGTGGGCCAGCGGCCCGTTGAGTAGCCGGTTGAATTCGTCGTCGCTCATTCGAACATTTCCTCCTGTTTTGGCTCCGGGTAAAGCACGCCGAAGATCCATTGTGCATTGGTCTGTCCGACGCCCAGCCGGATCACTTCGAATTGGTTCCCGTGATGCCGCATGGCTGCAAAAAACTGCTCCGGGCTGTCGGTGCGGAAGATCGAGCGCCGCTCATCGATCAGGGCTGGCTCAAAGAGCGTGGGCTGTGGCTTGGGTTTAGGCATCACAATGCTTGGTGGCAGCGCCCGCAGTAACTCACTCCGTCCACGTCATAAGGTCTGTCGTCATCCGAATCGTGCAGCCATCCTTCCGGTTTTAGCGACTTCGATATGTGAAGAACTTTGCGGCAGTTTACGCCGTGCTGGATTCCGTCGCCGCGCACAGGAACCGGCGCGTCCTCCTCGATATGTTTTACGAATCGCGCAGCGCCGCCAGGACGGAAACATCCTTTTGCAATGGCCGCTTCCACCAGTGCTTTGATCAACGCAGGACACCACGTCATCGGGGCTTGCTCTAATTCCTTTTTAAGTTCGTTGAAGGTCATGGATTCTTTAACTTTCCATAGCGGTTTTGGTGGCCGTCCGCAGGTCCTCCTCCAGTTGTCGGACCCGTTCCTTCAGCTTGGTGATCGGACTCCAGCCGAAAATCTTTTTGTGATACTCCTCGCAGCCGTCGCAGAAGGTCTGCGGCCGGCTCTCCATCGTGGCCTGGGTGTGGCAAAGGTTTTGAAATTCCTCTGCCGTGAATTGGCCGGCCTGGAGGCGTGCGTTCTCAGCCTTCAAGCGCCGGATCTCCTTGTCCTGGGTCAGCACATCGACGCAGGTCCCGTCGGCCAGCGGCCGGAAGCTTAGGACCAGCAGCCCTGGCTTCAAGACCTTGATGGGTGCGCCCGCGCAGAAGTTCACGCAGGCCACGATCCGCTCGGCGTTGGCCCTGGCTTCGTCCAGTGTTCGGCCGCGTGCGCCAGCCGTCGAAACGTAGAGCAGCCCTCCGCATGGTCCGGTGCAGATGTCAGTGCTGCTCCGGTTGTGCTCGCCGTCTCGAATCATCCAGGGTTCAGGTGTGTGGTTGTTCATTTGTTTTTCCTCCTCAAGTTGTCCAGTTCCAGTTTCCTCAGTTGCTCGCGCAGCGCCGCCAGGCGTTGCAGCGCCTTGATCCGGTGGTCGGTGCCGGCCTGGGCCGTGTCCAGGTCCCGGCTCGCCGCTTCGATCTCCGCCCGTAATTGGTTCTCTGATTTCATCGGTATGATGTTCATTCTGCGTGTCCTTGTTCTTCGGTCTCCCAGATCAATTCAACCAGGGAGTTATGACAGCGGTAAAGTTTTTCCGGGTCCAGCCAGTCGTTCTTCCGCCCGTCATCGGGCTTGACGCCGATGCTCAGTGGGCTGCGGCCTTTCTTCTCCGCGAAGGCTTCCCCGGTTCCCAGCTCCAGCCGGTCGCCGGTCTTGGGTGTGACCGGGTAAATGTGCCGGAACAAATCGCCAATGTGATCGCTCTCCCTGGCGTCGATCACCAGCGCCACCAGCGTGCCGCGCCCCTTGGGAATGTGCAGCTCGACGGGTGCCTCCTCGGTGCCGTCCTGGTGGAGCCAGACCGTTCCGTAGCGATCGCTGATCCGCTCCAGCTTGTTCCAGGTCAAAACGCCCCGCCCGATTAGGATCTGGTCGCTCATCGGTCATCTCCCGGCCAGAGGTCCTCGTTGGCTTCAATCCGTTTTTGTGCCGCGCTCGTGCGGCAACGTTCCGACGCTCTTTGCGACTCGGTTGGGTCGATGTTGTTGCGCAGCCAGCCTTGGGCGATTTCTTCCGCGGTGGCTTGGCTGTGGCCCGTGAATACTGCGACGCACTCGCCGTTGATGTAGCCGCCCCAGTTTCCCGCCGCGTCCTGCTTGATTTCCACTTCTCGTCTTGTGTTCATGGTTATTTATCGGCAGCCCCGTGAAATACTTTAGTCCCGCTCATCCTCGCCGGCCTGGTGCGGCTCGCACTGGGCGTAAAATGCCGCGTCCGCCGCATCCTGCTTTTCGTCCACTTCGGTTATCTGTTCGAACTCCGCGACCCGCTCCACGATCCGCAGCGCCGCGTCGGCAAAGCGTTGATCCTCCGCGTTGCCCGACTCGATCGCCTTGGTGACCTGGTCCAGGACCGCGTTCAGGTCCCGCGCGCATTGGTTGCGCCAGTGCTCGTGGTGGCCCTGGTCGTCAAATTCGACGTTGCAGCGCTCGACCAGGCTCTTTGGCGGCTGGCTGGCTTCGGCATTCTTGGCGGCAACGATTGTCAATACGTCGCACCACGCCTGCGTCGCTGTTTTGTTTGGCGCCGTGAGCGCCGCGTAGACCGCGTTCAGGTTGGCTTCCATCAGTTTGGTTTCGTTTGTTGTCATGACTTTATATCGGTTGCCCTGTGGAAAAACTTAAGCGAGCATCTTAGCCAGCTCGTTCTTTTCGTTTTCGAGCGCTTCGACTGCGGTGGCGAACTCCACAAAGTTTTGCTTTGGCTCACCGTAGTTGTTGGTGGCCACGTAGACCGTCCCGAAGCTGGTAACCACCGGGTGGACCGTGATCGCGACGTCGACACCGTTGAAGGTCCAGGTTCCGCTCATTCCTTTTTCGTTGTTCTTGCTCATACCCTATCTATCGGCTGGCCCTGGAATTACTTTAGCGGCGTGCTCCCGGTGGTCCCGAAGGCGTTGTAAACCGTGGCCCATTCCTGGCTGGTCCCGGCATCGATCGCCTTGCTCCGAGCCGCTGCGGCAAAGGCTGAATTCGTGGCCACGGTCGCTTCAGCGGCTTCGGCCCGTGCCGCGGCGACCTTGACGCCCAACTTCGCCGCATACCAGGGCAGGTGCTCCAGGTTGGTGCTGGTCAAAAGAACCGCCAAAACCAGCCAGCGGCAGATTCTGCCTACTCCGTTGCTGGGCGTTTGCTGAAGGTCCTCAAATTCAAATCTATTCATGATTGGAGTATCGGTATCCGGCAGAATTACTTTAGGGCTGTTCGATGACAGCGTTAATGTGGCTGCCCCCTCCCGGTGGAAAATTGAGAACGGCAAATTCACCAAAGACTTTTAACGCCTCAGCGTCTCTTGCTCTGGCTGCTTCTTCCGCAGTTGCGAACATGCCAAGGTAAACCTCCTTCTTCCCGCTCACATAGCAGGCCATGAACCGTTTCCTCCGTATCCTCACACCAATGAACCCCGTTTTTCCTCCACGACGGTAAATTCTATTAACTGCGTTTTGGCTATAGTTGGCTGCTCGAAGGTTCCTCCTTCGATTGTCCAACGTCAGGCCGTTTCGATGATCACTTAACGCCTGTGGAAAGCCCAGAAGCTCACGGTGCAGCAAAATATTCTTGGCGTTTTTATCCGTGCGAGCAGCGTAAAAATGACCGTTAGTTTCGCTCGCGTGCCATCTAAATTTACTGACCGATTCGTAGTCCTCGTCGTCAACGATGGTGAACAGCCCGCGTGTGAGTGGAATGATTTTCATGGTGGCAGGTTTGAAAAATGTTCCGGCTCGCCCTGCCACAGTCGCGCGGAAGCGCAATGCCGATAAAGGCAACGAGCCGAAACAAAGTGGTTTTCTTGAACTGTGGCATGGCCGAATCATGCGTTCTTCTTGGCCTCTGTCAACGCGAATTCAAGCGCGGCAGCCCGGAACTCTGCCGCATGTAGGGGACACATGCCGTGGCTGATTTTCGGACCGAGCGCCTTGGCTGTGGCCTTGTCCCCGCAGGCGCAGCATTGCCAGAAGTGGATCTCCGAGCCGCGGCAGTCCGCCTCGCGAACCAGCGCCAGGGCCATCATCGGGCTGATGGTCGGCGCTTTCCAGTCGCCGTTGGCGTAGGTAAATCCTGCCCGGTAGGGCCGGATCTCGGTTTTGGCCGCGCCCTCCCAAAGGTTGAAGCCCACGCCTGGTGCGGTCGCCCGGAAATTCAAAACCGCGTTGGCGGTCGCTGCGGTCATCGTTGTCTCGTTCATACCCTATGTATCGGTTGCCCTGGGGAAACCTTTAGTTGAAATCGGGGAGAATCGGGTTGGTGATGAGGGCGACCCGGCGTCCGAATACCAGCGCCGCGACGTGGTGGCCGCCGACGTGGGTGCTGTAGCCGGCCTGGGTGAGGACCGTGGCGACTTCCGCTCGGGTCGTGCAGGTTTTGATTTCCGCTGCGACTTCCGCGCTGATCTCGTGGTTGAGCGTCTCGCGGGTGATTTTGGTGGCTGCCTCCAACTGTTTTTTCGTGTAGGTGTTCATGTTCTATTCCTCAATCTCTTGCCCTGCTACACTACCTATCGGCTGCTCCCAGGCAATACTTTAGCTCTTTCTTTTGCGCCCGGTGGCCGCTTCCTCGACCTTGCGAAATGCCTGCTCAAAAAGCTCCCCAACTTCCAGCGCCGTCTCCTCCGGCAGGTTCTCCGTCACCAGCGGCAGCCCCAGAAAATTCTTGGCCGCCTGCCCGATTTCCAGCCGCGTCATGAACATCCGGACCGATGTCCCCTCCTGCCCTGGCACCAGCCGGACCTTTCTCCACTCCGTCGGCGTCATAGCGATTTCAGAAAAACGATCCAATGAGATTTGAGGTGTTTCCCGTAGCGGTTGCCAACCAGCGGACGTTCCGGAGTCAGGGCCAGAATTTGGGTTACGGCAACCTCGTCGTCGTTCCATTTGAAAACCAGAGTTCCGTGCGGTTTAAGCACGCGGAAGCATTCGGCAAAACCTTTTCGAATCATCGATCGCCAGTCGCCTTTGAGCGTGCCGTATTTCTTGGCCATCCAGCTTTTCTGTCCGTTGCGAGCGAAGTGTGGCGGGTCGAAGATCACGCACGAGAAGCAGCCGTCAGGAAATGGAAGGCTCGTGAAGTCAGCAATAATATCCGGATTCACTGTGATGTGCCGTCGGCCTTGCCTGGTGTCGGCGATCAGCGCTTCACGACGGTTGTCCACGAAAAGCGCATTGGGATTATTTTTATCGAACCAGAACATTCGGCTCCCGCAGCAAACGTCCAAAACTTCCGGGAACTCCCCTTGCAGCAATGTCAGGCTGGGCATCATAGCGTGCAATCCTGGCAGAAGGCCGCCCCGTCGACGCCCAGCCACGCCTGGCTCTCCCGGACGCTCAAAAGTTTTTGGCATTTCATGCAGCGCAGCAGCGGGAAGTTCTTGATCATGTTCACCAGGAAATCGCACCTGACCACCGGCTCCCCGTCCTCCGGCCTGGCTGACTTGCGCCCGGTCGCCAGCGCCGCCTTGATCATCGGCACCGTCAAAAAGTAGGCGCCTGGCTCGCTGCGCAGATACCACAAAACGAACGCCACGGCGTTGGCGTTGTTCCAGTGCTGCAGCTCGTTCCATTGCGTCTCGGTCACCCCTCCCGATCCCCCAACCGGCAGCCGCGCCTCCGCGGTGCTCTTGCACTCGATCAAAACCAGCCGCCCGCCGCCTTTGGTCCAGCAGCCGATGAAATCGCTGAACGGGTTGGCCAGGAAGATGATTTTTCGGAAGGCCCCGCCCCCGATGATCCGCGTGGGTGGGCTGACGGGTTTCAGCCGCATGATGCTCCGGAACTGGTAGTCCTGAAGCTGGGCCTGGACCGCGGTCTGGAATTCCCGGCCGTCGTTGAAGCGGTTCGTTCTCAACTCGGGGTTCATCGCCTTTTCAGAAATCCCATCCGGTATGCCCACGCCGGCTCGCGGTGGATCTTCGCGTGGGCCGCCTGGCTCACCGCCATCCAGGTCGCCTCGTCCAGCAGGTAAGGGCCTCGTCCACGAACGTGATGGCATTCGGTCGCGGCAGCCACGGGTAAATCTCGCACTCCCGGTGCGTGGCCAGGAACGCCCGGCGTTGCTTGAGGTATTGCCGGCGCAGGCCGGTCTGCTTTTTGGTGATCGGTCGGACCCGCTTCTTGACCGTGGCCGGCTTGAGCCCCCCGTTGGGCAGCCGGCTGCGGCCGCGCTGGGCAAGCTTCACCCAGAGGGCTTTGGGTTTGGCGGCTGGTTTCATTTGTCCGTTATACGAACCGGAGCGGCTTTCTGGTTCGTATAATCACAGTTCTGTGAACCAAACCACGCACGCACCTTGGCCACGGGCGCAGCTTGGCGTTCGATGAACCATTCGACCGCTTCGTTACGGTCGGTAAGGCTCGTGAGCTTCTGGTCAGTTATGTAAGCGTGCAAATGGGTGAGGACAGCGCGAGCAAGCCGGAGTTGGCTGCTTTTAATTTTGGTGCGACTTGAAGTATTCAGTTCCAGCAGGTTATTCCGCAGCGCCAGAGCCGGATGGCCCGTATTCATGCCGGCTCCCGTCTTTAGACTTTCCTGAAATTTTGCGGTGCGGTCAGGGTGGAGCTCGTAGGCGAAGGCAATGGCCCCGAGAACGGCAGCGCTGCGCAGTCCGGCAGTGGTAATCTTATTTTTTACGGAGAATTGCACGCCAGTCTTAAACACTCCGGTGATTTTGAGGACCATGTCCACAGAGAGTTTGCGCGCGTTAGGCTGGCAGAGTTTTGCGATTATGTTGCACGCCGACACAACGAAGCGGGCCTCAGTAATGCCGTGCTGGAGACCGAGCAAATCACTGATGGACCGGCCCAACCCTACGTCCACTGTGTCCATGACGCTTGCAGTCTTTTCGTTTGTCACGGGCCAGCCGGTAGAGATTAGGAAGGGCAGCGTGACCCCGGCTTCGACCAAAGCGGCCAAGCGGTGTTGGCCATCCAGCAGAGTGTCATTCGCGTCAAACGCGAGGCCCTGATGGTTGAGGAGCCAGGAATTATTGCGCATGTCACGGGCGTAGCTGGTGACCACGCTGTCGCGCAGTTTGCGATTCGCGCTGTTATTACCGGCGAGCCAGGCACGAGCCATGTCCGGCGTGACGTTGACGAATTGCACGCGGACTTTCGCCACTGATGCGGCGCTGGCGCCTGCGAGTTTGACAGGCACCTTGGCGCCGGTTTGGCCTGGACCGTGAATGAGACCTTTGGCGCGGGCACTATCCATCAGAGTTTTAGCGTCAGCCATTATGTCCCGTTGGGCTTTTAGCGTTCTCTCCTGCCGAAATATTTCTTTGATTTCCGGGAGCATGTTGTTTATGGGCGACCGGACACAGAACCATTCGATGATCCGAGCCCTCGCGGACTCGGGTCGGATATCTCAGCGTTAGCAGTTGTCGCCAAGTGGCGCGTAGGCATCCTCATATTTTTCGATTTGAGCTACAAGACCATGCCAATTCGGAGTGTGTCCGTGAGCGGCATCTTGGATGCAGTTGGCGGCTTGGTTCAGGAGTCGGCGCAGGCGTTTGCGTTCGGTGTTCAGCCGCTTTGATTCACCGGACAGGAATTTGATTGCTTGTTTTTCGGTCATAACTGCTAACCAGTCAGTGCAGCGAACGGCGAGTTCGTGCTTCAGTTGATTCGTGAGTCAGCGGCTCGCCGTCGCTGACATCAGCGTTCGGTGGCTGGTGCTTGGCGCAGAAGTCCGATCCGGGTTGCGCCCGGTGGCTGCATTGGGTTGGCGTGTCCCGATACCATCTGGCCGGCGTGATGAACTGGCAGCGTTTGGTCTTTTCCTCCTCCAGGCAGGCCTGGCAGTAAACCGGCAACGTCGCTCCGCACCGCTGGCATTCGCTCATAGCTCCCACCATTTTACGCCGTCCATCAGCCATTCAAAAACCACGCGCTTGGTCTCCTGGATGTGCTTGCATTGAAGCCAGCGGCTTCTCACCGCGCCAGCCTCCAGTTGGGTTTTCTTTTTGATGAAGTCCTGGCAACCGCATTCCCCGTTCCAGCCGTATTCCTCCAGGTCAACCAGGTAAGGGCCGAGCCGGTCGGGGTCGGTGAAGCTTCGGACGTAAAATCGCCAGCGTTCGCCGCGAATTGGGGTAACCGCGCCATAGGTCATCAAAAGGGCACGTCAGAATCGTCGTCATCCGGTGGCGTGTAGGTTTCCCCGGCTGGCACCGTCGCTGGCTTTCGACCAGTATCTTTTTTGGCCGGCTGGCGTCCGCCATCGTCCTCGGGTCCGCCGCTGTTGGCTTTCTCCAGGAATTGAAAGCTGTTGATGATGACCTTGACCGCGTATTTCTTTTCCCCGGTCTGCTTGTCCTCCCAGCTCTCCTGCTTGAGCCGCCCGTCAATCAGGACCGGCTTGCCCTTGCTCAGATATTCGTTCATCACTTCCGCTGTGCGGCCCCAGGCCACGCAGTTGAAAAAGGACGGCTCCTCGTGCTCGACGCCGGCCTCGTCCTTCCAGCGGTGGTTGACCGCGATGCTCACGTCGGCGACGGCGGTCCCTTTGGTGGTAAACCGAAGCTCGACGTCTCTTGAGAGGTAACCTGCCAAGCAAACATGATTATAAGAAATACTCACGCGGTCCTCCTGTTCTGCTGCTGCTCTTTTCTTGTGGCCCAGCGGCAGTTCCCTTTGCTGTATCCTAGGTTGTTGTTGATTCGCTCAATGGTCAGTTTGGGTGGGCGTTCTCCCATGTCCCGCAGGAACGCCTCGAAGCTGTTCAACCAATCGTCGCAAACTGTGATCCCCCTGCCTCCGTAATTTTTCCACGATGGGTTCTTCGGACGGGTGCATCGTCCAATCATCTGCGCCCAGGAAATGTAAGTTCCACTGTGTCCGCCCACCGCGTGTCCGTGCCTGGTGATGCCTCTGCGGTGATTCGTTCGTGTCTCGCAACCGCAGTGTGGGGTTTGCTTTGCGTGCGCTCTGGTTGCGACCTTCGTCCCTCCGCAATCGCATCGCCATTTCAGAATTTGGTCTCCGTTGGGCGTCTGCCCTACCGAGGATTCAACGGTCATTTTCCCAACCCTAAGTCTGATCAGGTTGGCTTTTGCTCTGGGCATATGCTGTTCCTTTCTTGTTCGTGTTCTTTTCCTCCTTCATCGTGACCACGTCCACGGCGACCATGCGCCCGTGGGTTTTTGTGATCGCCGTGAAAACGTCTTGCAAGGCTGTCGCGATATCGTCGGTGATGTTCCCCTGCTCCAGGTGGCTCACCTTCAGTTCGATGGTCGACGCCTTCTGGCCGTGCTCGGCCCCCAGCACCGACACCGATTCGGGGTAGCGGAAAACTTTCTTGGCCACGCCCTCGATTTCCCGCGTCAGCCGTTCCACGTCCCAGGCCTCCTGCTGCTCGCGCTCGCCGCGATCCGGCCCGCCCACCGGCTCCTGGACGGGCAGCATGTGAACGCGCAGCCCGAGGTTCTTGCCGTAAGCCGTCGCCAGGGTGCGCAGCCCCCGAAACACGGCGCCGCGCTCGCCGATGATCCGCCCGGTGTCGCTCCGGGAGGCGGACAGGCTCAGGGTGACCGCTTCGGTCATGACGCTCCGGCTGATGTCCAGTTGGGATGGGTAACCAAGGATCGGGATAATCAAGCCCCGCAGAAATGCTTCCAGCTTTTCAACTCGTGTCTCGTCTTTCATCGTTCGTCCTGCTTTTGGTGCGCCCGACACTAACGCTGGCTCCGGTCGCTGGCTAGTGTTTGTTTCGGCCATTGCCGGACCTTCAAATCATCCGGCCACTGCTCCCAGTCGCCCCCTTTTTTGTCTGCGAATCGGGGCTTGCAAGAAGCGAAGCCTTTCCCGCTGGCGATCAGCTCGACGCCGACCGGCCAGTCGAATTGGTTGGCGTTGTCGCTGCGTGGCTCCGAGCCTAACTGCTTAGCAAATGCCGCGACGCCGGCTGCCTGGCATTGCCTGAGTCCGTCTTGAATCCATTCGATGTTGCAAGGCCGCGCTCCGGGTCCGCTCTCCCCGCCGAAGATCACCCAGTGAATTCCTTCGATCCTGGCAAAGGCTCCAGGCTTGAAATCCTGGACGCGCAACTTCAAATCGATCGGCCCGAGCAACGGCTCCGCGCTCAGGAAACGGACGGCGGCCGGTATCTTGAGCAGCTCCGGGATTCGTTCGTCGGCGCGCTGCTGGTCCTCGACGCTCGCGCCGATCCAGACGTTCGGCGGTGGCGTGTTTCGCTCCCATTGTTCATACCACCTTTCCAGCTCTCCTCCTATGGTCAGGGTGCAAGCTTGGATTACGCGCGGAAAGAAATTCTCCGGCCTCTTGGTCAGCAGCAGGAAGTCCAGGTCCGGGCAGCGCCGAACTATTTCGAGCATGTCCGCCAGCCATTCAATCGGGACCTCCTCGTCCAGCCAATCGCCCAGGCTCAGGCTGAACACGCGGCGTCGGTGCATCATCGCCACGACTCCGCACTCGCATTGCGCTGGCTCGACCAGGAACGGCGCGTTGGCTTTCCCGCAAACGTCGCAGACCCACGGTTTCTTGTTCCACTTGAGCGGTGCGTTGAAGGTCGCCTCGGCGTGGCGCACGCGCGGTATTCCTTTGCGGTAAGGCCCGCCGCCCATCCGGTTCATCACCAGCGTCTCGGCATAGCATCGACTGCATCCGGGGCTGACCTTGGCGCAGCCGTGCCACGGGTTCCAAGTGTCGTCGGCCCACTCGATGTTGGTTCGTTCACCCATTGGTCACGAGACCGCCTCCGTGGCCTGGCCGGACAGCTTGTTCAGCGCGTCCCGCAGCCTGCGGTTGTCCGCGATCAGGCGTCGGATGTCCTGATGGATTAGTTGGTAGTGAACGCCTGTGCTGCCTTTGCCCATCCCGCTCACTTGGCGCTCCTCGATCCCCTCGATGTCCGCTATCGTCAGTTTTTTCATTTTCAGTCCTTTCCCTGGCGGCCTTCCGCTTTCATTGCGTCGTTGGTTGCCTTGATGATGAACAACATCCCAAACGCGAACATCACCAAAAATAAAATTGCCATGCAGCCGACCGCCACGTCTAAAAACAGCAGCCGATGGTCGATGCTCCGGAGCAGCAGGACTAGCTCGTGGTCATTCATGGAGCGCGCTGATAAAATTGGGCACTTCAAGTGTGGTCGGAACAACCGGGCCTTCGTTCCAGGCCAGTGCGAAAGCCCGCGATTGATCCGTGTGCTCAAATCCCCATCCGTTGATGTAAATTCGCTGGTCAAACACGTCGACTTCATTGCCTGGATAAAGGCGATTGATCGCTCTGGCCAGCGGGCAGGATTCCCAGTCGTCACGCTTGGCGCCGCGGATGTCTTTTGGCGTTACTTTGATTTTCATTCGTCGGCTCACTCATCGTCGCTGATCGGCCTGTGCCATCGCTCCATCTCCCGGCGCCGCTTGAGCGCGGCCCACGCGATCTGCAAAGCCAGCAGGCTGGTGACCAGGGCAGCGCTCGCGAAAATCAGGCTCACGATCTCCATAGCTCACTGCGGGCCTCGCGTTTCCTTCGGCTCGTCCGGGGATGGTCCTCCGGTTGGTTCGGGCTGGACGCTGATCCCGGCGTCGACAAATTCCAGTTGCTGGCTGTCGATGTAAGCGGTGTCCTTGATCTTGCCGTCCTTGTCCAGCTCCTGGGACTTGATGCCAAATTGAACGCAGCCGTTCAGGTATTCCAGCCGCGCGACGGCGATGCCCTGCCAGCCGGTGACTTTGCACCGTAGCCGGCTGCCAAGTTTGAAGTCGTTTTTCATTCGGTTGCCTCCTCGATCGGGTTTTGGTTGCGGCCGCGCTTTGGTTTCTCGGGCTGCTTCTCCGCTTGCTGGACCACGTCGGTGAAGGTCCCTTGATTGGGATCGTCCAGCTGGACCTTGCGGCTGTCGGTGAAGGTCTCGCTGAAGCGCATCTTGATCGTGATGCTCGGCGCGCTCTCCGAGCAGTCGATGTCGCTGGAAAAGCCGACCGTCACTTTGTGGTCCTCGCTCTCCTTGATGATGCGCAGGACTTCTTCGACGTGGGCCGTCCACAGGTCGTCAATCTTGGCCAGGATCGCGTCCTTGATGTTGCCTCCGCCTGGTGTCCCGGTGCGTTTTGCTTTTACTGCCATATGTCCTTTTTAGGGTGAATTGCTGCCGGCCGTCCGGGTCCCCATCCGGGGTCGGAGCGGTTCGGCTGGTTTTGATGAGTTCCATTTCTTCGGATTAGCTTCTGAGTTTGGCGCCCCACACAGGGCAGTGTTCAAAGCGCCTCCCCTTTTTTGCTCCTCCTCGAACCGCCGCAACGATGCGCGGCCAGCAGCAAATTGAAATTGGGCGGTTCCTGGGGGAGCAAGGGGAGAGGCTTCTTGCTCCCGTAGCCGCCGAGCGGAACCGCCCAAAGTAGTTTTTCCACCTGCTCGCGGCTTGTTCCACGAAGCCGCGCGGGCCGCTCGCGCAATTGGCTTGCTGTTTGAATTGGCCCGTTCCAGGCAAAGAAGGCAGGTGGAAAGTTGAATCCCCATTCGCCGCGAGCGTTTGACACGGGTGCGCTCGCTCGCGCTTCGCCCGATGAAGCCTTCCGGCAACTCGTTGGCTCGGCCAGCGCAGGCGCGAATGGGAAAAGGTCATCGTTGTTCCTTCCAGTCAGCTTTTCGGGCTTCCTGTTTTTGCTTAAGTGTCGCGCGGGTGAGGACAACGGGATCGTTAGCTTTGTAGGGCCTGGCCTGGGGAGGTTCTGCGGTCATGCCCCACGCCTCTGCGTATCGTTGGATCAAAGTGGGAGCACAGACGAATTCGGCGAGCGCGTGCGCAAAGACCAAGCCATCGTATTTTTCAAACGCTACCGCCAGTGCCCCGTTCAAAACCTGGAAGGCCTGCGGCGTCATTTTTCCAAAAACGAACTTCCGGAATTTTTTCAACTGCTCGTGGATCTGGTGGTGGCATTGAGCGCAAAGAACAATTACTTCGTCGTCGTCGTATTCCCAAGGCTCACGGTCGCTCTCGTAGAAAATGTGGTGGACGTTGAGCACGATGTCGGCGCGCTTGCAGGAATTGCAAAAGTTTCCCTGGCGCCGTCTTATCCCGCTGCTGAAGGAGCGCCATTCGTCTGTATTGAGCTTCTCGCCATACTTTGAACCGCGCAGGATTTGGCTGACGGATTTTTTCACAGCTTCATTTTGGTCTTGAGTTCTCTGCGTTCGGCTTTCAGCCGCTTGTAGCTCTCCTGGTCCTTTGGCTCAACGATGATGTCCATCGCAGTGTGGGACGCTCGCGCCTCGATTGCGTGAATCTCCTTTTCGACCATGTCGAAGCGCGCCTTGTCCTTCCAGAAGGTGTCGCCTACGGGTTGGTTGTTCGGTGCCTTGGCTCCGTTCTTCTGGCTGGGCAGGTAGCCTCCGGCTTTCCATGCCCGGATCGTGGCCTGCCAATCAAGAATCGGTTTGCCGCCGTTCTTCCATCCGTTGCCTTCGCATTTGTAAAAAAACCACTCGGCGTCGCTCGCCGGCAATTCGATCTCCTGGCAGAACGCCTGGACCTCAGCCAAGGTCGCCCTCCCTTTATTTCTCACTTCTTTTACCTCTTTCTTAAGAGGATCTTTAGACGGATGCTCGTTTCCGCCCTCCCCGGATGGCGGATTCCCCCCTTCGGGGATGGCGCTTTCCGCCGTTCCCGGGTGCGCGCTGGCCCACAATTCGTTGATCACATCGAGGTTGACCCGGTAGAAAAACTGGTGCGTCAGCCTGACGTCTTTCTCCTCCAGGACTTTTATGCGGCGAAGGTTTGAGCGTGCCGTTTCCTGCTCCCTGCGCCCCATGCCGGTCAGCTTTTCGATCTGTTCCATCGATAGCTGGACCCAGCGGTCTTTCAGTCCCTCGTGGGTTTTCCAAAAGATGAGGCAAAGGAAAACGCATTCCTTCACGCCCCCCAGGACGGGTGCGAGCCCTGGGTAAAAAGCTACGGGCTGGCCAACATCAAAAATGACATCGGAAAACTTCATCATTGGGTGGGGTTCCGGTTCCGGCTGGCTGGCGTATTCGTGTTCATGTTCTTTTCCTCTTAATCCGGGCTAGAGCTTGAACAGTTCGCCCGGTTCAGCCAAGACTTTTTTTGGCGCTCCGGCTGGCCGTTTGAAGTCCAAGAGCTCGGTGGGCCACGGCCAAAACCAGCCGTTCCCGTCCCGCTCCATGTCGATCCATTCGCCCGTGAAGGTGATTTCCTGGCCGTGGATGATGGCCTGGATGCTGCCCACTCGGATCGTGTTCAGGTCCACCTTGAACTTGCTCCCGGCCTGCAGCCCGAATTGCTCCCCGCTCCAGCAGCCGTTGCTCGTCCTGGACCCGAGCAGCGTCGCCGTCGCAATCGCCCGTGGTTTGCAGCCCCGAACAATCCAATTCCGGACCAGCGCGTAGGGTCCCTCCCATTCCCCTTGCCAGTTGCGGTGCGGGTTTTTGCGCGTGTCGTTCTTGCAGTCCAGGATGATGTCCCGGATGTCCTTGGTCGTGGCCTGGACGAGCAGGCTGCCGTTGCACTCCGGGCAAACCGTGACGTCCCGTGGCACGCCGATCGGTTTGGCGATTTCAAATTTCATAGGCTCTCCCGGTAGGCTTGCTCCGCTCGCAGCCGCTTGGCTTCCGCGGCGTGCCGGCGCTTGAGAATGTGGTAGCGGTTGCTGCCGATCCGGCTGCGCAGCCAGGTCGGATTTACCTTGGGGAATTCCTGGCTCAGCACCGTGAACATTTGCGCGGCGCTCACCTGCGGGTCCTCCGTCAGCAACTGGCGCACGCGGCCCATCACGCTGTAGGGCTGGGAGTTCATCAGTTCCTCCTGAGATTGTTCGGTTTGGGAAACCGCCGCTTGAAGTCCTCCAGGAACGCTTTCAGCTCCGCGTCGATCAGGTCCATGCGCTTGAGGTCCTTGTCGGTCGGTTCCGCATCCGGCTCCAGCGCGATCATGATGCTTCCAAACAAATGTTGCGCTCCGGCAAAGAAAGCCATCCTCATCTCGCTGATCTGGGTGGGCGTGGCATCCGGTGGGACCGCCAAAACCTTCAAACCGATCCAGCCCGCTTCGATGAGCTTGCCCTGGTCCGTCAGCTCCCGCGTCAATTTCTCCACCATTTCTTTCTCGGTCATAAAAATCGGGTTGACAATTTCCCGGCGGTTTTCTGAAATTCTGGGCGTTCCGTAAACCTTAAAAACGAAAGGCAAAAGTTATGAAGCAACTCGAAGTGAACCAGACCATCTCCGGCCCGAATCTTTCGGCGCTGCTGGAAGGTCAAAACGGCACGTTCGTCTGCCAGCAGGGAACGCGCATTTACAAAGTCGTCTCGCAAGAAGGCCACAGTATCACCGATGGCCCGACCTTGATCGGTCAGCCGCTCCCGGAAACCCCATTGACAACCGAGAACAAGAACTGGCTGGTCACAAAATTCTCCAACTCGATCGAGGTCGAAGGCAGCTATCAGTGGCAGCAGCAGCAGGGCCAGCGTCGGTCCGCTGAACAGCGGCAATAAGCCCGCTCGGAATCTTTCCCAGACAATCGCGCGGCTCTTAAGTGGGTCGCGCGTTTTCATTTCGGGATGGCCCGCAGGTATTTGGCTTCGTGGCACAGCTCGCAGTTGCCGTAACTCTGGCTGGGCTGGTGGGCGAACTGGTTGAACTTCTCCAGCCTGGCCGCGCAGCCCGCGCAGATCAGTTGCTTGGGAATCGGCGGTGCGTCTGCGTCTGGTCTGGTTCGGAATGCTTCGCGTCGGTTGAGCAGATAATCAATAGCCCTGGAGGCGCGTTCCGCTTCGTCCACTCGATCGCGATCCCGCTGCTGCGTGTCCGGCGGCCGGTAGTGCTCGATCAGCAGCTCAATCGCTTTTGATACGCTCAGGCCTTCGACCACGTAAATTTCCAGCATCGTCCGGTCTCCGTCTCGGAACGTCAGCGGCATTCGATGGTAGGTTTCGATCCTCTCCACTGGTGGTTCTCCTGTCCGATGAAAATCCTGTAAATCGTTAAGTGTCCGAACTGGCGTCGGCAATCGGGCGGTGTGGTAGTTGTCCGGAACGCCCCAGCGTTTGCCGTCATGGCTGCCGCCGATGAACAGGTATTCGCTCATTGGTTGAACACGTCCTTGAGTTTCTGGTGGTCCTTGTCCATCGCGTCGGCGATCTTTCGCAGCTTGGCCGGCATCGCGTCCAGCAGGTCCTTGCGATCGCTGTCTATCTTGCAGCTGCTCCCGTTGCCCTTCACGCCATCGAGCACGATTATGAGGATGCCCTTGGCCTGGGTGATCTCCTTCACCACCTTGGTCAGGTCATCGTATTTCCCTGGTCCCATCATAATGGCCTCCAGCAAATCAGGTGGCCCTCGAAGGGCAGGGGCCCGTGCATGTCGGCAAACTCCTGGACCATAGCCTGGGGATGTTCGAAGCCGTCCGCCCGCGCGAACGCGATTATCTCCGGCTCCGTCAAGAGCCGATGGTCCACGACGATCCAATCGTGACTCAGCTTAACCAGCCCCGTGCGCGTGCAGTGCGCTTCGCGGATCAAAACCTGCGGGCTGTTGTAAGGCCGGGCTTGCCAGTGGCGCAGCGATAGGTGGTCCCCGACGCGGACCGGGAACTTGCGCGGTGGCCGGATCGTTTGCAGCTTCCGCCCGGTGCGGACCGGCTCGATGAACTTGGGTTTGAAAAGTAGAATCCGTTTGGTCATTTCAGGTTCCTCGGATGATTGTCGCCTCCTCCCACCAGCACTCCAGGCCATCCGGCGCCGCTCCTGGAAAAACCGTTGCTTGAACTGCGGCTGCATTCACTTCGAGTCGAACGAGCGACGGGTTGGCTTTGTAGAGCCGGTGTATCGCATCGGGTGTGTCCTGCAACTTCCATTTTTTCTTTTTGGACCGGACCAGCCCAGCTTGCCGGCTTGCCTCGACTGGCTTCGCAATAACCGCTGCGCGCTCAGCTTCGGCTGCATTAAACGCTTCAAGTTCCGCCTGTGCCGCTGCCTCTGCGTCATCTCCACTGGTTACTTTTTGCGCGGTTTCTGCCGCCTGTTTTGCCAAGCGATCCGACAACTCTTGCGCTTCCTTTATTTTCTGCTGGCGCTCGGCTTCTTCGCGCTTCACGCGCGCCTCCTCACGAAGCGCGAAACCAGTTAAACGCATTTCCAGACTTTTAAGTAATTCCTTGACTGGTTTCGACGCCTCGTCGGTAAGCCGCCTGGCTCGTCTTTGAAGCGGAAGGAGCACAGCGTTTATTTCTTCCATGTTGGCTTCGGCAGTCTTGAGCCATTGCTTCAACTCGATTGCGTTGTTGCGCCCGGCAAGCTGTTCATCCGGCGCCGTGATAATCGCCGGGACTGCTTTCTCTGCGTTGGCGATCATTTCGTCGCGAATCGCCAGTGCGTCTTTGTCCAACTGGATTCGGTCTTCCAGTTTCAATTCCCGAATCGGTGCGACGGCTGTCTGCGGAATAAGTTGGAGGCTCACTTGCCACCTCCCTGAGTAGGAGTTGTAAGCACGCGCTCAATAGTCCATCCGTGTTCTATTCTCTTGAACAGCGTTGCTGCGGTTACTCCAACGTGTCTTGCCCATTGAGTGATCGTCTTGGTCTGACCTTTGAAAGTCAGCAGACGGTTCGTCCTCATGTTGTTTGCCTGAGTGATGCGATCCGTAAATCGCACGTTGCCAGGTTCGTAGTGACCGTCATTATTTTTTCGGTCTAATGTTTGCCCTCGTGGTGGGTCGCCTACGTCCCGGTAGAATGCCTCGAAGGAATCGCGCCACGCTGGGTGCATCGTAATGCCACGGCCTCCGTAGTCCTTCCATTGGTGAAAGCGTGGATTGAAGCAGCGACTTTTTATTCGCAGCCAAAGTTCAAAAGCTCGGCTTCCGGTTTTGGCGTGCGTCCTGGATCTGTTGCCTATCATTTCCGAACGTCGGCAACCACAACTCACTGTGTTCCCTCTTAAAAGATCGCTGACGCGAATCGTCTTCTGCTTCCCGCACCGACACCGGCAAGGAGCAAAGCTGAATTTCTTATTTGGCGGAATGAACGGCTCGGCTATCACGGTCAATCGGCCAAAAACCTTCCCCGTGAACAAAACGCCATTGTGTCCTCTCATGGCTTTGTCTCCTTTTTCCCGTTCAGGTCAAAGTCTCGGTAGGGTAGTTTCAAGTGAGCGTTTTCCCGGAACATTTGGATGCAGAGCGTGCTGACAAAGCTCTTGAACATTTCTTCCGTCAGGTCTTCCTTCCGCTCCGTAACCAGCCTGACTCGTGCTCGCCTGGCGGCTGCGTAGGCAATCAACCAGGTGTTGGCCAGCCGGCAGGCCAGTTTTTTGCCTTCTTTCACGTCCGCAGCGTCAAGCGCGGCCTTCTCCTCGTCCGTCAATCCTTGGCTGGGCTTCGTTGCGCCTTGCCCGGTCTGGGCGTGCTTTGGTCGCTGGGTGGCTCCTGGTGGCTCCTGCTGCCCCGGCTCGTCCTGGGGCGATTCTGGGCGATTTCCATCCTGCCCCGGGTCATCGTCGGCTGAACCGGCCACTTCCGGGTCGATTCCTGGGGTCACTTCGGCGCTCCCGGTCACCTTTAACACCTTGGTTGTCTTGCCTTTATAGGTGTCCTCGACCATTTTCAGCCCGCTTAGCCCTTTCTTGCCGGCGTTGGCTACCAAGTTCAGGACCTTGCCGCGCCAGGAAGCGGGGATCTCCTCCCGCCCGTCGAATTTAGCCGTGATCGTCACGCTGGGGTCCCCCAGGTCCTGCAGGATGATGTTCTGGATGCTGAAGTCCTCTCCGGTGCGTGGTCCCTGCTTGACCTTGCCGGCGTGGTAGGTCATCACGGTCTTGACTTTGCCTTTGCAGGCGCTCAGAAGTTCGCCGGGGTCCAACTCGGCCACGGCTGCGATCGACTTAACGGTGGGCATAAGTTCCTTTCGTTCTGTTCATGTTCATTTCCTCAATCCCTGTGTGTGACGCCCCAGACCATGCTCCGGCTGGCGGCAAATTCAAGCTCCTTTTACGTTGCGGTCGGCCTGGTCGTTTTCCTCCGGCGTCGAGGGCCGGACCGTCACGTCGCCGGCCTTCCAGGAGAACTTGTCCTCGGTTGTTTTCGAATGCCCCCAGATTTTCACCTGGACCCGCTTCCAGTATTCGGTCATCGCGTCGGCGATCCATTTCTGGAATTCCTCCGGTCTGCCATTCCAATCCTCCAGGCTTTGGGTCCGGAGCAGCCGGCTCAGGTAGATGCCCGGTTGCGCGCGCTCGCCGTTCTCCAGTTCCAGGTGGAGCGTCAGCCGCTGGTTGAATCGGTCCCTCTGTTCCATCACGGGCTTGCTCATGATCGGTTGCCTTTCGCTTCGGTCTCCGCGTCGACCCAGTCCAGCAGTTGCTTGAAGCCGGCCTTGGTGACGCTCACCGTTGGCCCGGTCAAGCCGCTGCCTTCCATCCGGACGCTCATCCCGTCGCCGTTGGTGAAGGCGTGAATTTTGAAGGTCCCGAAGTCCATGTCGAAGCCCGCTTTTAAGTTTTGAAGGATTGTGTTCATTGCTCTATGTATCGGCGCCCTGTGGAAATACTTTAGTCCGCGATCCACTTGATCTGGTGGTCGGCGGTGCGCTCGACCAGCCCTTGCTTGACCAGGACCGCGATCAGCGCGTTGAATTCGTCCAGGCTGATTCCGTTGCCCATCAGGCTGGCGTAAAGCTTCCCGGCGGGGACCGCTTTCAACTCCCGGATCGCTTGGCCAACCGCGATCAAAATCTGCATCCCGGCGTTTAACTCTGCTTTGGTAGGTTTCGTTGTCATGACTATGTATCGGCAGCCCCGTGAAAAACTTTAGCTGAGGACGTGGACTTCGGTGGCCCGGCCCTTGAAGTGGAGTTGGGCTGCGCGCCTGGCATCCCGGAAATTGGCGTTGAACCAGAAAATCTCCGGGCTGGAAGCGTCGACGTTGAAGTCCGGATGAAAGGCCCAGTTGCCCATCCCGCGAGGGCTGTGTCCGGTGGCGAAGGTGTAGCGGTCGGTTTGGATTCTTGTTTTCATACCTTAGTTATCGGCAGGCTGGGGGGATACTTTAGGGGCTTTTTTGGGGTTTGGGGGATCTTTTGATCCCCGAGCATCCCCTTTGTTTACGGGCATTTCTGCAAAATCATCTCCCGTCCAGGTGGTATTGGGGCTTGTAGGCCTTTTCCGGGGTGATCCGCAGCCTTTTGGGCATCGAGGCGAGCGCTCGCTTCATCGCCGCGGCCCGCTTCTGCTCCTTGGTTTGGGGGGTTTTCATGCCAGTTTCCAGGTGGCGTATTTGATCGATACGTAGTTGCGCCCAGAAGCCATCAGGACGTGGCCCTTGGCTCCGGCTTCGGCCTTGAGGACGGGGACGCCGGCGGCCGCGAACTTGGCCACGGTTTTGGCGTCAATCTTGACGGTGCGGGTGTAGGTGCAGACGTAGAAGGTTTTGCCCGCGGCGATCGCGGCGAGGATTTCGGCGACCTGGGTGGCCGCGTCTTGGGTTTCGTTCATGCCTACCTATCGGCATGCCCAGCGAAAACTTTAGCTGTTCAAAACGATCCCGTGGTTGGCGAAGAGCCGCTCGACGTTCTGGTAAAGCGTGTTCAGCAGCTTGCTTTCCTCGTCATTCTGGCCCGCCAGCCTGGGGTAGACCTGCAGCATCTTGGCCAGCCAGCCCCGCCGCGCCAGCGCCAGGATGTCGTAGAGTTCGTAATCGGTGTGCCGCTGCCAGAACTGGCAATCGAACCGCCCGCGTTTCCTTCCCGTGCAATTAAGCTGGGCGTGGGTCAGCCCCAGCGCGATTAGCTGCCGGTCAATTTGCGCCAGCGGCATCAGCTGCGTTTTCTTTTTGCGCAGCGTGTTGTCCGTGTTGACGTGGTGCAGCCGCTTGCCCGTCAGGAAGGCGTAGTGCGAGGTCCGGTTCCGGACAGATAGCGTTCGCAGCTTGCGGCTGCTCGATAGCTTGGCGGGTTGGGTGGTTGGCGGGCTGGGGCTGTGGATGCGAATCGGCTTCCGGCAAAGCGAATCCAACTTTATCAGGATGTCCGCGAAGCCGTTGACGCGGTCAAGAAATTCGGCGTCTGACAGCACTGCTGGCCACCGTGACGCCTCCGGGCCGGCTTGTCACCCATCAATCGCAGCGAAGTTGTGACCGCCCGGCGCCAGCGCATGTCCATCGCGTGGCAGGCAAGGCAGTATCGGCCTCCGGACCGAGCCGGGGCGCCGCACCAGCAAAATGTTTCCACGTGGCACACCGACGAAGCCGCATCCGGTGCCGCTTGGCAGGCGGGATTTATGAAACCGTGCGATGCGTCCGCTCCTTGGACTCGGATTCAAAAGCCACGTCGGGCGAGGTCCGCTAAAATCAAAGCGCGAATTCTTGCGGGTAACGCGCAAGCAGCGTGAGGGTCTGCGTCTCCACCATCGCAATAATCGAGTCGGAAACTGGCGCCGGGGGGATATTTTCCGCGATGCAGTTCGCGAAATACGCCGCTTCGTAGTGGCCAAGAAGGGCCGTGAAAAGTTTAGCGAACCCGGGCGGCCTGGTTCCGGTTGGTGTCCCGCTCCCGAGCGGAACGGTCCCGCTTGGCTGCTGTCCAGGTAGCGGCAGCGGGTGATTTGGATTGTTGCTCGGGTCCGGGTTATTCTCCTGGTCGTTGAAGCCGCCGTGTCCTGGTGTATTTATTCCTGTCGTCGGTGCTGTTGCCATAGGTTTTTTACGGTTGAGAGTTCCAGAGTTTCAGCAGGCCCAGCCGCGCCGCGTTGAGCGCATACCAGGGCCGTTGGTTTACGTATTTGACCGGCCAGGGGTCCGGGTCGCCATCGGTCCAGCCGTTGGCCCCGCGCAACTTGGAAAGTTGGAGATAGTGCTGGTGCTGGATCTCCCCGATCCACGCCGTCTCGACTTGGCCGTTCTCCGCGATCTCCAGGCTTTGGGCGCCGCCTGCCGCGAAGTAGGCCGCGACCGCGTTGGTCAAGGCCGGGTTGATCAGGCTGGCCAGGGTTGTCTGGGCCAGCTTGCCGACCTGGACGGGCACCTGGCGCAGCTTCATCCCGGTGGTTGCGTTCCAGGTCCCGGCTGGAATGTTGGCGGTGCTCGTGCGGATCACGATGTTTGGCGGCAGCTCCAGCCCGACCAGGAAATCGGGGATCGACTTTTCCTGGATGGCAATCACCGGCGCGCTGCCAAAGGGCACCAGGATCGGTGGTGGCTCCAGTCCGGGGGGCAAGGGTGGTCCTCCGGGGGGCTGGCCGAAAGCTTTCAGACTCGCGGCCAGCGTGACCGCCAAAAGGATCCAAAACTTTTTCACAAGATGGTTGGTCGCTTAGCGGTCGAAGGTTTTAGTCCTCAATGCCGGCACGCAGTCACGGCGCCGTGGTGCGTCGTCCGCGCTGGGCGTCGGTTTTCATGTATTCGCGCGTCCAGATGTCATTGACGCGATCCCGCTCCGCTTGTGCTTCGGCGGCTGTCATTTCTCCGGCTGCTTGCGCGTCGTTCAGGGTCTGCATCGCCAGTTGGATTAGCCCGGTTAGGGCTGGAATCAACCATTTGAGTGTGTCCATATTTTTTTCTTCCGTTGCTGCCAAATAATTTTGGCTGCCATCCCTTGACCGCTCGCAGTGCCGGGCGGAAAAGGTAGGGCCTGCTCACTTCTTTTCCTGCGTTGAATATTCCAGCACTGAGGCTATCGCCGATTGAAGGACTGCGAGAATCTGTTGGAGGTTTGTCTTGGCCTCCGGCGCGCCCCGGTTGGACTGGTAAGCGACTTTCGCCTTGTCCAGGTCCGTCAGCCACGTCTTGCCGTTGGCGCGAACTTGTTCGGCCAGTTTGTGGATGGCCGGCGATTTGGCCGCCAGGACCGTCTCGTTCTCCCGCTCGTAGCGCGCGAAGGAATCAAAGACATCGGTAGCGACCTTGTAGGTCTTTTCGGCGGTCACCACCAGCTTGTCGGCTTGCGCGGCCGAATCGTAGACGCCGGTGCTCGGGTTGTAGGTCCCTTTGGTCGCCGCGCAGCCCGAGGCGCAACCGGCAAGGATCGCCGCCAGCGGCGGCAAAATAAATAGGGCTGGGGTTGCGGTTGCCAGGGTGAATGCTACCAGAATGCCCGCGAGAAGTTTCTTCATGGTTCATGGTTTGGACCTGCCTGGGTCATTGCACAAGCTTATTCTTCGGCTGGTTCGTGCTCGCGATTCGGCCCTGGACAAATTTGTTGCCCAGCGAATTGCTGACGGTCATCACGAAAAAGCGCGGGCCGGACTTGAACCGCGCAGTCATCCGGACGGTGCCGGCGATGTTCGTTAGCCCGCTGACGCTGCCGATCATCTGCCAGTTGGTCAGCGGCCGCGTGATGTTGGTTGACGTGTAGAGCCGAAAAACCAGGTTCGTGTCCAGGCTGCTCGCGGTGCAATTCCAGGAGAAGGCAATCGATGACTCCGGCGGGTCGGCGGCCTTGGCGCTCATGGCCAGCATCATCAAAAGGAAAAGCGTTTTCATTAAAAAAGAACAGCCGTCCGGTTTCCCGGACGGCGTTGAACACCAGAATTTTTCAGAGCTAGTGTTTTTTGAAATGGCTGGCAGCCCTGTTTAATCCAGCCACCAATCCGAAATGTTGTTTACGGAGCGTTCGGATCGACCGGCGTGTTCACCACGATCGCCGTGGCGAGCCGTGACTTCTGGGTGGTCACGGTATCGAATACCTTATCGATGGCCGCTTGCTGTTCGGGAGACGGCTTGGTCGCGTCGATCACCTGTTGCTTGAGGTTCGCGATGAACACTTCCACGCTGTCGATTACTGTATCCTCGTCCGTCACCAGCTTGATGACGTCATCCATTGTTTTTGTTGCCATAAGGCGCCTTTCTTTGATGGTTTCTGGTTACGCGCCCCCGCTCGTGCGAGTGGCGACAGTGGTGGGCGTGAGCGCGGTCAATCTCCGGATGTTGGCGCTCACCGCGCCGTAAAGTTTCTGGACCTTCTCGCTGGAATCGCCGTCCTGGTGCTTGAGCAGGCGGTCGAGTTTTTCTTCCATCCGATGAAGGATTTTCTGTTCGTTGGCGGCTGTCTGATCGCGGCTCTTGCGCAGCTCATCGAGGATCTCCAGGGTCATCTTGGTTTGCGCCAGCCGGCCCAGGCAGAGCTCCTGGGTCAGATGGTGGAGCTGCTCGGCCAGTTCCCGGATGTGCCGATCCAGCGGCCAGCCGCCGCCTGATGTTTCGGCGCCGGAATTCTTAGCGATCTTGGAAATGTCATCTACCATTTTTTGCTCGGTGTTCGTGGTCATGGTTCTTGAGGTTTTGTCATGGGTCCAGCAGGCGCAGGAACATATTGTCCACGCCGTCCGGGAAGCAGTTCGTCACGACGTAGCTCGTGGCGTTGCTGAATGATTGACCGTCCGTCCAGCAGCAAGTCAGGTTGGTGCTGCTCTGGAGTATCCAGGTGTAATCGGAGGCTGCGTTGGTGATGATGACCAGCATGCAGCCGTTGGTCATCGGTTCCAGAATCAGGGCTGCGGTCGGGTCCGGTGGTCCGGGGAGCATGACCAGCGGCCGGGAAATCCCGATGATGATTTTGCGGACGGCCAGCGTGGGCGGAAGCTGGAGCGGGTCGGCGATAACGGTCTGGGGTGAGGCAAGGGGTGAGGGCGTGGCGGTTGCCGCCATCATCCGAACTTCCCGCGTGGGGATGCGGTGGATCTGCCCTGTCGCTTCGAGTATAAACGCGAGGCAGATCGCTATCCCGAAAAGTCGGAAAAGATTGGTCACTTGACTGCGGGTCCGAACGTCTGCCAGCCGAGCAGACTAAGTAAGATGAACAGGAGGGTGTTGAATCCGACAGGCCCGTATCCCGACGGGTTTCCTCCGTGCGGCCAGAAAGTCAACAAGCCCAAAATAAACCAGCCAATCATTAGAACCCAAAACAATAATCCCTTTGTCATACTTTTCCTTTTTACGGGTGTTGACCGTGGAGCAGGCGCAGTTGCTTGAGTTCAGCCATCAGCTTGGCCGCGTAGGCCGGCAGCCGTGCTGCGGTCTGGTCCGTCGGTGGCGCCTCCTCGCGCTGGCGCAGCGCCGCGCGGGTGTCCTCGATGATCCGTTCGTTCTGGCTGGAGGCCTGCAGTTGCAGTTTGAGGTTGGCGATCTCCGCTTGGAGGTTGGTGACCAAATCGGGGATCGGCTGGTCATCGCTCTTAACTCCATCGCGCAGGCGGATCACTTCGGCGGTCAAATCGGCCAGCCGCTGGTAGAAATCCTGGTTGGCCGCGTTGTTGGTGGAAAGGCCGACGTCGGCAATGAAGGCAGCCAGGATTTGTTTGAGCCGGTCGTTCATGGCCGCCAATGTGTCAGCGGCTGGCTGGTCGCACAAGG